GAAATTGAATTAAAAAAACAATTGTCTGAAAAACAAGCCGAGGTTGAAAAATTGCAATTTATAATTAAACAATGGTATCAATCATGATTGAATTTTTAAAGATGCTAGACGAAACAGGCATTGCTTACGTTATTTTTATTTTAACCGCTGTTTATTTTTGGTGGCAAAATGGAAAAGCAAGAATGGAACTTTATTTTCTTAAACGTCAACTTCTTAAATTGAAGGCGGTTTTATGAGCGCAACATTAGCATTAACGCTGTCATTTTTGACAGTAGACACAAACATCGACAAGCGCGGACGCACGACACAACAAGAACGCATTGCCTACACAACAACGGCAATACCTTATGACACGCGCCAAGCATGCGCTAACGCCAAAGAAGAATGGAATCTTGCTGTTGGTGCTTACCAAATGTCAAAACGCCCAACTCGGATTATCACGGCTGTCTGCAATGACAGCGCAACGGGGGTGGTAGAATGAAAGACAACGCAATAATTTGGTGCTTGATTGCATCATTTGTAGCCGGTGGCTTGGTTGGATTCGTAGCAGTAGCGACTATGCACCGTCATTATCATGAAGTGATTAAAACGTCTATTGGTGAATTTATCATCCATGATGGAAAGATTTACAGCGTTTATGAGATGGAACGCAATGTTCGTGGGGAGATGGTGACGCGATGACAAAAGATGAAGTTTATAGTCGCCTACAAATGGCGCAGAAAAACAAGAAGGAACTCAAAAAGGTTAAATTAGACCTTTTAAAAGAGATCCAGCAATTAAAATTAATGCTTCGTGCATTAGAGGAGGAGGAACAATGGGTGAATTAATTTTTTGGACTGGCATTTTTGTTTTAATAGTTTGTTTTATGGTGGAGTACGCGCGTGGAGATTGACGACATTGCAGCATTAATATTCTATGTGTTAGCACTGATACTAGCGGGGATATGGCTATGGCATTAATTAAACCAGTTGAGAAGGTAACACCAACGCCAAGCGCAACAAACTGCCAGCACAAAACATGGCGGCAATATGTAAGCAGAGGAATTAGGGAGTGTGATCGTTGTCATGAAATACGCCCTATTTTTGATTTAAAAATTGAACATCAAAGGTAATAGCATGGTGCAACCAATAAAAAGAGATTTAAAAGTTTCGCTTAAAGAGTTGGAAAGTATAAAAGAAAATATTATTTACTGTGGTGGAACAGGAACATTTTACCGAAAAAGAACGCCTGACAAACCGTTGTCTTTTAACTACGCAAATCGGCAAGCCACCATTTGCGTTAAAAAAGACAACGGTAAAAAATACTTTACCGCATGGCGCATGGCTGTTTTCTTTTCACATGGTTATTATCCAAGTTTTGAAGATGCCGTTATTTTTAAAGACGGTGATAATTATAATTTTAGAATTAATAACATCGTTGTTTGCCATCCAAACGAAGATGAACAGACTGTTTTAGACTTCGCTACTGAGCATGGTTTATCACCACAAACGGTTAATTATCGCATGAGAAATGCAATACGATTTGAGCGCATTGTAAAAAACTGGAGAGTGTTTTTTTATGATAAAAAAGAGTTTACGAAATACTGCGGTGATTTAATCGGTAGAAGGTTGGTTGTTGATGATGAAGGAATAGAACACATACAAATTAAGCGCATTAACTTATCAGAAAGCCAGCGCGGAAATAAAACCGCACGGGAATTTTTAAAAACTTGGGTTGGTGACATGCCTACACAATGGGAGATGACATTATGCAGATAAAAAAAATAAGACTAAGCGCGGTTATTCCGCAATTTCAAACCGAAGGCGCAGCCGCTATTGATTTATGCGCTTGTATTGAAGAAACCATGCTTTTAACACCAGAAACGCCTGTGTTAATTCCTACAGGCATTGCAATCCACATTGCTGATAAGTCTGTTGTCGGATTGATTGTTCCGCGTAGTGGGTTGGGGTTTAATTATGGCGTTGGTTTGATGAACACGGTTGGCGTAATTGACAGTGATTATCAAGGCGAAATTATGGTTAAGTTGCGCATGACACATGGTGATAGTTATCGAATTCAACCTAACGAGCGTATTGCTCAAATGTTTTTTGTGCCTGTATTGCGTCCGATATTTGAAGAAGTTGAAGAATTTAGCGCAGTGACTGAACGTGGTGTTGGTGGTTTTGGGAGTACAGGGAAATGACACCTGAGCAATATGTAAAAGAACAACAAGGAATATTGCGCCAATTAGCATGGTTAATCAATGCCGCTAGAATTGGTGAATTGCATACTTTAAAAATAAAAGAAGGTAAAAAATGAGCTTATTAACAAACGAACAAATTGCGGAATTGGCTGAACTTGCTATTAATAAATCACCACATCTAAAATTATTTGATACATTTCACGAATGGAACAAAAAGCAAACAGGGATGCAAGTTGATGTCGATTGGAGTAAAGCACCAGAATGCGCAGACAGAGCAGAAATAAATTTTTATTGGGTTGGTGAAGATGCTTGGAGATTCTGTTTCCGAATAGCAAAATACCACCGACCAGAACCAGTAATCACACCACATCCACACGCAGAAATGATAGCTAAGTACGCAGAAGTGGCGCAAAGACGTGTTGACCCTTGGGTTGAATTTCAAATCACATTTGATGAAGATGATGACTGCTGGAGTAGTTGTGTTGATGAGCTTAGATTTCTTGTTAATGGTGGAAGACGTTACCGCCACATTGGAGAAACAAAATGATAGCAACAACAGCTTACATACTAATTAGTACAATCATCTCACACGGTGAGATTACACAAACATCAGCTATTTTTTCAGACAAGGTATCATGTGAATCAGCGGCAACACGACAGGACTTTATTTTGAAATCTATGCAGTTGACTAGCTCAAAATGGAATTTAACTTGCCATCCTTATCAGCTTAATGAGATTAAAAAATGATTAAACAAATCCTCCAAAAAGGAAACCGTCAAGGAATGACAATGCGCGAGATCACGGAATTAACAGATTTAAAGCAACATCAAGTAGATTTTAAAGTTCAAAAGTTAATCAAAGAGGGAGTTGTGCATAAGTCTGTGGATAAAATCGACAATGCGTATCTGTACACGTTGGCAAGCTATGAAGAATTTTCGCCAACCATTGAATGCTCACCAGTGCGATTGGATAACGTCATCAAGCACATAAACAAGCAGAAAGAAAAAGTAAATTCACCAGCGCACTATAGCAGCGGCACTGTTGAATGTATTGACGCAATTGAATCTATGCTAACCAAAGACGAATTTATCGGATTTTTACGCGGGAACATATTAAAATATCAGTGGCGTTATAAGCAAAAAAACGGTGCTGAGGATTTAAAAAAGGCGCAGTGGTATTTTGACAAGTTAAAAGAAAAAGAGGGCGTGTAATGTATGAATTTAAAAGTGGTAAACCATCAGGCGGCTTGCGTTATCAAGCCATGCGCGATTATTTGATAAAATTAAAATGGTTTGCGGATAACCCCATGCAACCCGTGTTTATAAGTGAACGAAGTCAATGAAACCACGACTTAAAAAGATAGGCAGAATTTGGTTATGTTACACACAAACAACGGCTGTATGTTCCGGCTCAACACCTGAAGAAGCCTATCAAAAATGGATGATTAAAAATAAAGCCGCTGAATAAGCGGCTTTTTTATTATGGCGTTAAAAACAATTCTGCTTCAGCATTGCGCCTGCGCGTTAATCCAGCAAGCGGCTTACCCCCTGCTTTATCCCAACGCAAAAACTGTTTTGCTATTTCTGCCTTGTCGTCACCGGCTTTTAACATTTTAACGAGTGTTGAATTGCAAAAACCACTTTTGCCAACGATTTTATCACCGATGCCAATGTTATAAGCTAAAGACACACAGGCATCAAATTCATTTTGCGTTAGTTCAACGCCCACATCGTTTACCGCTTTCTCATATTTCCCAATTGTTGCAGCCAGTAACGCCATTGCCGCTCCTTCATTAGGTAGCGTTCTATTTTTAGTAACTGGTGTGCCATCACCATAATGTGTTGAGCCAATGCCAATAGTCCAAACACCAGCTGGACATTGATAAGCCGATAATTTACATCCTTCAAATTCTTTAATTAATTTTAAACCGCGTTCGCCTGTTTTCATTTTCTCGATCTCATAGAAAGTACCGTAATTAATTTTTGTGTAAGCCGTATCATATCGTTATCAAGCAGGCGTATTTGGTCGATTAATTCAATTAGCGCGTCTGTGGTTTCGGTAAGGATTGGCTTAACAATCGTTGTTACCCATATCCACACAAAATAGACGATATAACCCATGCTACTCGATGCAATGATGGGGAAACCATATTGATTAATGTACTTAGCTAATGCGTCAACGTCCATCAGTCTATTCTCGTTTCTTGCGGGTTATTGAACCTTGCCACTTTTTCTTTCTCAATAGGCATATCAAGCGTTTCTGTCATCAATACATCTATTTTTACAATATCCTCTGACATAGCCGTGACACGCCTATCAAGTTGCTTGATAATACCGATAAGGCTTTTTATCTTTTCAAGTACGCTATCAAGCAAAAATTTGACCGTGAGAAAAACAAAATATAAACCGATACAAGCCGATGCAATCGGAAATCCAACGTCAGTTGCAAACTGCAACATTTCCATTATTTACCTGTCCACCAAGTAAGGAACGAGAATAATGCGCCCACAGCAAATACCACGCCACCAATAAAGCCTTTATATCTTGATTGTTCGTCTTTCATCTCATCGATGGATTTGATTATTGCGTCTAATTTTTTAGACTGGTCATTAATATCAGATTTTAAATTGGCAATTTCATTTTCCGCTTTAGCGAGGCGGCAGGTTTCATCAGGCATTATTCACCTCAACCCAGTTAATTGTTAGCTCGTCCCAATGATAATATTTACCGTCTTGTGGATAAGGCACAGGCGGTTGCCATGACATTGTGTCGATGTCGCCTATCCATGATGGATAAGGCTTTCTCGCGTCAAATTCTGTTTGCTTATCCGCGTCAAATTCCGCTTGCGTTAGCACTTTTAAAACACCAACAAGCGTAGTATCTGCATCATCATCACACGTTCCGTAATAAAAAGGCGTTTCAACATACGAGCCATCAGCGTTTGTATCAATTGGATAAATTGATTCTTTAGCAAATATAAATTGAAACCCCTTTACATTTGGAAGTGCCGGTCCTGTACGCATTGGTGCTTCTGTGCAAAGAATTCCTGTATCTGCATCAATATCTGTTATTTTTATGTACATTTAATTTCTCACTTAAACTAAGACTTTTCGTATTGCTCTAGTTCGTATAGAAGGTGCTGTTTTTTGGTCTTTTGGAACGGGAGCTTGTTGACCGTCATAAAAAACTTGAAGCTGCGCGTTAGTAGATGAATATTCTGTTGATGACCAATAATATGTAGCACCAAACGCATTTGCTTCCCCAGTTCTAAAACCAATCCCCGCACTTGTTTGAGCAGGGGAAACACTAGAATAATTAATGCTTATTGGCTCTGGCGACACTGCATTAGCGTTTGAACCGCCTGTTGTATCGTTTGCGGCAGTTCCAGGTTTTAAAAAATAATAAAGTACTTCTAATTCATTTTTTGCCGGTAAATACCAATCAGTATAACCGCCAATATTTAAACCCTCACAGAAAATAGCTGCTTCATAATTTACGCCTAGAGCCGCTAGAGAAACACTATTTGAAGAGCCGTTAATTACAGACGTTATGCCAGTAGTAACGCCAACAGTACCCCACATTTTGCCGCTAACATCCCCAGTAGCCGCAGGGGATACAACTAAATAATATTGAGTGCCTGATACATTAATTTTTCCAGCATAAAACCCACCACCATAGGCTTGACCAATAGTTGTCGGAGCTGGTTCACCAAAACTTCTTCCATAAGCAAAATTCTGCAATATTCCACTCATTAGGTCAACCCCGCACCGGAAATAATCCAAGTTGTCGATGTCATTTTAAGTGCTGTGGCTGTACCATACTGCGCAAGTGAACGTGTGCCTGTTGTGCCTGTGCCAGCTAAGTACATCGTATCTGTTGTAATAGCAATACTGACCACTTGAGAAGTCATGTTAACAAACGAAATTGCTGTACCGATTGGGTACGCTACCGAGCTATTAGCAGGGATAGTAAACGTTCGAGCGTTAGCGTCAGTTGATGGATGAAAAATACACTTACCAGAATCTGCTAAAACTGCCGTGTAAGCCGCGCTTTGACTGTTGATAGGTATATTCCTAAAACCAACCTCGTCAGTTCCATCAACCGTACAAGATGATAAATTACCGCTTGCTGGAGTGCCAAGCACGGGAGTTACAAGAGTGGGGGAGGTAGAAAACACTGCCGCACCACTTCCTGTTTCGTCAGTTAACGCTGCTTTTAAATTAGCACTGGTTGGTGTAGATAAAAACGTATTAACATTTGTGCCAAATTGCCCAGCCGCAAACGTAATTGCACCCGTCATCGTGCCGCCAGACAGTGCTAAGTATCCAGCCGCAATATTTGGATTAAACCATGTACTACCTGTCCAAACTTTCATAACGTTAGAACTTGTATTCCAATATAACGCACCAGTCAATAGTGTGTTACCATCGTTGTCAACTGATGGGTCAGAAGATTTTGCACCCAAATATCTATCATCAAATGAATCATAAGATGCCGCTGAGGCTGTTGCACTAGATGATGCCGCAGTTGCGCTTGTTGATGCTTCACCTGCTTTTGTAACAATATAATTTGCAACTGCAACTTGTTGAGTAAAACATGGAACAAATCGCGTTTTCCAACCGCCTTCGCGTAATCCTGTTGTTGCATTGTTGTCATCAGTAACGGTTGAACCGTCACCACCGACTGCAACGTCAAACGTAACTGAACTCATAATAATTCCTTAATCTCGTATGTTGTTTGGTATCTTGTATTGTAAGGCTGAGAAATTGGCGATAATGCCCGCAATCTTCCTAAAAATGCACGTCTATGCAAATCTAATGGCGTATTATCATCATAAATATAAAGCACTTCAGCATCAGTGCCGCTTATTTTCATAATGTCGCCATTAATAATTGATTCATTATATGTCAAATGATCTAAAGTGAATTGAGCAACGCGGCTTGATGTTCTTCTATCAAAAAATTCTGCACCGCTTAACGCCACATCAACAATGGTATTTGTTTCATCACCAATTGACGCGCCTAAATTCATATTTAATTCTGGTTGATAAATAGCACCAACAAAAATACGCCCTAATTCAACATAACCATCAGTGTTTGTGCTATCAAAAAATTCTATTTGATAATACCGCGCAGAAGCAACTGTGCTTGGAACATAAGTTAATGTTTTAGTAAATAACGAAATTTCTTCAGCAGATAACTGCAAATCCCAAAAACGGCTATCTTCCCATTCATAACTGCCGAATGGCATTAATGGCCAAACGTTAATTGTACCGCTATCATAAACTAGCGTTGAATATCCGCTATCTGAATAAACCCGATAACGCCATGTTGCGTCCTTTTGCATATTGTGATTAACAATTGCAACTGAGCCAATAACGCGCTCCTCATCTAATGCAAAACGTAATTTAGTGGAAGAATTTGCAGCATTAGTTGACCGCGCTTTTTTTGATAATTGACGTGTTTTAATATTTGTTAACGGCAATGAAGTTGACCACGAACCATACGCAGCAAACGTAGCTGCATCAATTCTGTTTTGATAACCAATGATTGTGTTACTCATATCATCCCCAAAGCGTTAACGTGGCACGGTTTTTTGAATAATCCGACTCAATGCCAATAATTTTAAATAGTTTACCAGAATTTAAGCCAAAACGATTGATTGTTACATTCACAACATTATTTAAATCTGGCAATGTTTGACTTAAATCAAGCGCAATGTCTACTGTGTACAAATCACGGTTTGTTTTGTATAAGTTAAGCAACCGTGTTGCTTCGGTTTGTGTTGCTGTAGCATCAACAAGGCACGTTTCTTTTTCAATTGTTGCGGCTAATGTGTATTGTGTTTTTATTGATGAATCTTCAGCGGATTTTGTTAACGCTGGCAATGCTAAAATATTTTTACGCGCTGCGGTTACAGCTCCAGCCAAATCTGTCGTTTGAATATTATAATTCTTTTGATAATTTAAATTGATGCGCCATGCTGGAATGCCTTTGTCAGTGTCATTTGTTCGCCCATGCTCAATGTTTAAAATATTATTCCTATCAATTTCAAGCACCGCGCTACCTGTTGGCGCAGTAAATAAACCCATGCGCAATACGCCAAGCGCATCAAATCCAAAGTATGCACCAATAGATTGAGCCACCTTATCCATTGCCACCATCGCTGAATCTGCGCCATCAATCCAAATTCCAATAACACTATTATTTGCCGTGTCTAATGCGGTAACATCGCTTGCGTTAATATCACCCGATGCAATACCTGCCTTTAACGCCATCGCCTTTAAAACTTGCGCCACTGTGCGATTAGATGATGCTGCGCCTTGTGTTGCGTCACACGTTAATAATCCCGTTGGCACAGAACCAACGCGAATATAACCAAGTGCTAAACAAGTAGTATATTTTCCCGACGGTGGATCATGTGCTTCAAGATCAGAAACATTTGGCTCATCAGCGTGAAACGTTAACGCAATACCTTTATCGTAAACATTGCTAACTGCTGCTATTGCACCATCATTAATTTGATACGTTAATTTTGAACTGTTTACCATGATTGGCGCAATATTAAACACCTGCCCATACAATAATGGCTTAGGTGATTTTGCAATATCAGAAACACCTTCAACACCATTTGGTAAAGTATTGTTGCCAGCATAAAGCGTAGTTTGCAAAGGCATATCAACAATAGCTAATTTATCCCGTGCTAATATAGTTACTTTTGAAAACGTAAACTCTACCTGCTCCATTGTGCCATTTAAAATAGTTGTAAATGCAGAATAAGCGTCGCCTTCATTTCCGATTTTAATAACAAGTGAACGTCCATCAAATGAATAATTAAGAATTGAATCTAATCCACCGTCAACATTAGATAATTCAACTGCGCCATAATTTACACGGCTTGCACCGCTTGTTGTTCCGTTGCTGTAAAGTGATCTGCTAATTGATGCAGGATTGGTTATCCTATCATCATAAAATGTATTAGCAGGCGTATCAGTGGGTTTTGTCGTGTAAGGCTTTGACGCGTAACGCAGCACGGTTGTCGTGCCTGCTGCATCAATTGCCGCTGTAATTTCTACAATGTAAATCATGCTGCCGCCTCAAGTTTTGCTTTGCGTGAAATAGTGCTAAGTTCTTCTTTCATGCCTTGCATCTCATTTATCAATGCAACGTTTGCACTAGATTGTAAATTAACCAATGCTTTCAATTCAATAATTTGCTCTTTTAATAACACGCTTTGATCGTCAATAGCATTTCCAATTGAATCGAATAAACCAGTGGTTTGTTGGGGGCTTGTAACATTTGCAGGCGAGGTAAAGTTAACCAATTCCGCACCTTGTTCGCCTACAAGCGACAAGCCACTTGCCATACCGCCATTAGCGTAAGCAGTTACCGTTTGCATTGATGCCTTATCCATATTAGCCGCACGCAATGAATTTGTATCTTGCGCTGCAATAGCCATTGCTTGCGCTTGTGCTGCTGCTGCACTTGCGGCCGCTGCTGTTGCTGCTGCTTGCTGATTAATTATATTTATTTCACTTTGTTTAATTACATCAGACAAGTCAGTAAGCAAAGTTTTATTCATTGCAAGCGCATTTGAAAATGTTAAATCTGCCGATATGTAATCATTAACCGCTGTTGATAATCTTGAAATGCCACCATCAACCGTGTCTGTTTTTGTTTTTAAATCTTCTAATTTTGCATTAGCTGTTTCAGCAGTAGTTAATTGCTTTGTCATCAAATCAATTTGCTCATTAGTTTTTGCAAGTGCATCAGATACGTTTTGAGCTACAAGTTTTTTATCTTCTTCATAGCGCGTTGTATCAATTGCGGATTGTTCTGCTAATGCTGATTGATATTGTTTAATGGCTTCATCAACAGATAATGTAGTTTCATCAATGCTAATAAGTGATTTATCGGCTGATTCTGCTGCTGATAATTGTTTGTTTAAAATATCTATTTGGCTATCACTTACTCCAGTTGCTTTATCTAGTGCTGCCAATACCGATTGATAATCGTTTTGATAATTTGCACCTGTAGCGTTGTATTTTAACGACGCGTCTAAAAACGCTTTTGCTACGTTTGGCAAATCGGTTAACGCTTGCGCGTTTCCACTAGCCGCTAATAAATTGGCATCTTCAAACGCTTTTTTAGTTGATTTATAAACTGATTCTGGTGATCCTTGTGGATTTCCTGCACCCATAAGATCATTTTTATAATCTTTAAGTGTTTGAGATATATTTTTAAACTTATCGCGTAACGTAACCAATGAATTATAAACAGTTTGCAATGATTTAACTGTTGTATCGCTTTGAGCTTTAGATGCTGATAAAAACGCTTTTGAAACGCTTGTCATATCTTGCAATGCTTGTTCATTTCCATTTTTTGCAAGTTCTGACGTTTTTAAGAATAATGCTTTAGCACTATCATAATCTGACGCTGTATTATTTAATTCATCAAGATAATTGCTAAGTGTTGTTGCAATATTTGAATATTTGTCGCGCATTGCAACTAACGATTTATATGCCGTATTTAATTCTGTAGTTGCCGCATTTAATTCAGCCATTGCATCCGTTAGCATATTTAATGCTTGAGTATAACTAGCTGTTGCACCGTCCATGCCTTGCATTGCTTTTTCGCGCTCAAGCCTTAACGCTTCTTCTTTTGATGCTGGATCTAATTCGCCTAATTTTTTTAAAATGTTTATGCGTTGATCTGTAGACTTAACAATTAAATCTTGTTCTTTTTTAATGTTTGCATTTATTTCAGCGGTTGCGTCCGTTACATATTTTGCAGAATCCTCTGCCACTGACGCAAAATCACCCGCCATAAGAATCAATTTGGTTAATATGTAATTTCCAGCCTCTGTGGTATCTTTTGCAGCTTCATTAACAATATATTTGTAAACATCGATTGCATCTTGAGCATTGCTGGTTAATTTAGGCATATTGATAAAACCTAATGACCACAAGTTTTTCTGCATTTTAGATGCGTTTGCATTGGCTAATTCTTCAGGTGATAACATTGACTGCATAAAATCATTTATTGAAGAATTAAACGCACTTAATCCGCCTGCTGCGTTTATCATTTTTTCTGTTAACTGAACCGAACCCAAGCCAATCTCATTTAATCCAAATTTAATATCATTTAGATTTTTAAGCGCATCAAGCAATTCTGATGCTGTGCCTGATAGATTAGACATAATATTGTTAACGTCAGTAAATCCATCTGTTGCAAGTATAGATTGCCTAACTAATTCAGCTTCAACGTCACCTTGTTTTTCTTTAATTTCTGTATAATCAACTGCAATAATGCCAACGGCTGCAAGTTTTTGTTGTGCTGTAACAATACCGTTTGATGTTCTTGTTAACGTTTCTAAATATCCCTCACCAATACGTTGAAACTCTTTAAAACGCGGGTCAAGCATAGCTAAATCGTCACCAAATTTATTGATTGCTGCTTTAAATATTTCCTCATATTTTGCTGGGTCTTTTCCAAGTGGTATTTTACCAAGTGAAACGTTGTAGCTTTTTAATGCAGCAGTAATTCCGGTGTTTCCGGTCATTTCTGACGCTTTTTTAATAGCATCGTACATACTGACAATGGTATATGATATTGAATTGGCAATATCATCACTTAATGCTGTATATTTAGTTTTGATTTCTTGTTTAACGCTTTTAAACATTCCAAAAAAACTGCTTTTTGTAGTTGTTACTAAAACATCTACATAAGTTTGTGCGCCTTTAATCCCTTCAGTAACAATCGAACCTAAAGTTTGATCTACAAATTTAATACCCGCACCAGCAAATTCTTTTTTTACTGTTGTTGTAGTAAATAAGCCGCCAAGTAATCCAAACGCTAAAAAGTTTAAAATGCTGCTTGAACCAAGTGGACTATTTGATGATGTTGTTGTGCCAAATTTAATTCCTGTGGTGACTTTTCCAATATCAATGTTTAACTGTTTTGCAGTCATTGTCACAAGCGTGTCCATTGAATTAGATACTTTTTCCATTGCTCTAAGCATACCCAATGAATAATCTAAATCAGCACTTGAATTATTTTTTAAAATTTCTAACGAATTTGCAACAGAGCTTGAATACTCATCTTTACCTAAAACACTTGTTTTTAATGATGCACTATATTTGTCTTGTTGCTTTTGTTCATATTCAGCACCTGTCATTGTTGGCGCACCGCCACTTCCTCCAGCCATTGAAACACCAATAGCAAGCATAAACGCTAACATTGCTGCGCCTGTAGCGAACCCAATAGGAAACGGTGCTGCCGATGCTTTTGCAACTGCTTCTGTTCCTGCTGCCGTAGCTTTAATTCCATCTGCTGTAACATTTGGTGCTACTGATGCAGCATTAGCGGATGTTTGAGTAAGAATACCTGTTACATAAGCACCAACTTTTGTACCAATATCTGCAACCATTTTAGCCATAGATAACGCAGATTGAGCCATCTCAAACGCGCGGAAAACTTTAGTGGCTACACCAAGCGCGTTATATCCTGCTGTGCCTTTCTTGAAGAAACCTTGAGCCGCTGCCGCCATATCACCGTATGACTTAACTTGAAGTTGCGCTTGTTTTTGATTAGCTTCAGAAATGGCTTTGTCGGCTTTGATTTGATTTCCTTTGCCTTCGTTTTCTTTTTGAATTTCAAATAATTGGTTTTTTAATCCATTAGTAATAGCTGCCTGTGATTTTTCATAAGATGCCATTGCAACACCTAAACCACCAATAGCACTACCAACACTACCAAACGCATCGGCAAGCCCTGTAGCGGCTTCTTTTGCTGACTCAAGTTTAGCTGCCAATATATCCATTTGTGCGCTTGCCGCTGTATTAGCGGCTGTTTGAGCATCACTAATGGCTTTGATGGCATCTATTTTGTCTTTGTTTGCTTTTTGTTCAGCGTCAGACTTTGCTTTGATGTCAGCTTGTGTTGTTGTTTCTGCTAATACTTGCTTGTCTACTTTAAGACCTGCAATTTCAGTTTTTAAGCGTAATTGTTCAGCAAGCGTTAAATTGTATTTTCCCGCGTTATCTAATTCTGCCTGAGCCGCTGCAATTTTAGCGTCAATCGTTTCAGCACTTTGATTAGTTAATGAATCGCGGATTTCTTTTTCTTTAGCCAATAGTAAATTGGTCGCAGATTGTGATTCATTTAATATGCGTGATTTTTCTTCATAAGTTTTTGCTGATTCATACTCAATAGCTGCTTTATCTGATATAGATACGCGCTCTGCTTCAAGTGCCGCAATCTTGGTTTGTTGTTGTGCCGCAAATAGTTTGCCTGCGTTTTCTGCTGACGCTACCTGTGCATTAAGCTGTTCATTAAAATAACGCTCTGCCTCTGCTAAATCTTTAGTGGCTTTTGCTGCTTCTTTTTTAGCTTCAGATGTTTTTTTAGTTTTATCTGTTGAATCTGCTGTTGCAACTGCATTTGTTTTAGCTGCTTCAGTATGTTTTTCAGTTTTGGCGGTTGCGTCAATAGTTGCTTTTGTTGCCGCAAGTTGTTCTTCTTTAAATTGTTTTAACGCAGTTAATTTTGTGCGTTCTTTTTCAGTATCAAAACCAACTGCTGTACCAATTAAGTTTGGTAAGCCATATTTTTCCATTGCCGCAATGCGTTTTTCTGCCGTTTCAATTTGTTTATCAATGGTGCTTTGATTGTCTGCTATCTTTGCAAATGTTGCGCCTGCTGCTGCCGCAACAACTGTTGCGCCCATAATTAAAGGATTGGCACGGGTTGCAACATTAAACGCTAACATAGCCGCGTTAGCCGCCCATATTGCGCCAGTTAATGCTGCAATACCACCAGCCGCACCTGCAACAATTTTTAATTCGTCTGCTACGCTTTTTAAATTATCGTATTGTTCTTTTGTGTAGTTATTAGATTCTGCAAATTTATCGCCCATGCCTTCGTAAATGGCAATAACGCCTGTTGCTTGTTGTATCACATCGGTCAATGCGCCTTTTAAGCCAGAATCGCCTAATTGCAATGCTGCTTCACTAAGTGTGCCTTTTAACGCGTCAA